GGTCGATGTTGGCCGTTGTGGATGGCCTGCTCATGCAGGTTGTCTTAGCATTCCCAGGATGCTTGGAGTTCCAGTCTTGGAACAGAATCGATCAGATACAACGGTGTCTGATCTCACAGATCCTTGATGATTACTTCAAGGACATTGACCCAGAGCGGGTCCTGACCTTCGAGAAGGTCAAACAACTTCGTAAAGAAGTCAAGATGGCGGGTTTCAATCCCACCAAGGACATGTCACATGTCAGAGTTCCGAGGGAACTATCAGCATTGAGGGTTGCCCTCTCAATGATTAGGGGTAAGACTCCCCTATCTCACCTACAGGTGATGCTGCTCTCACAAACGAGGGCTTCCGGGGTTCCACCCCGTGCTGTGTACGATCGTACACTCGCCAAGACTAAGGCGATTCTGACGACTCCGTCAGACAAGTCCTTGTACGAGGACATAAAGGGCCCTTTAACTAGGGCTGTTGATCATTTTTACAATGATCTTTTGACCCGTTACGATGGGCCAAAGCGTGACGCCCTTTTCAGTAAGGTCGTCAACTCAGCGAAGATTTCGCTGTCGGACTCCGGAGAGTTCTTTACCCAAACTAAGTTTGGAGGCAAGCTAGAGGCTGCCAGAAGAGTGTTGCACTCTAATCCAGAGATTCCCGAAGTGGATCTCTTCACCGGTAATTTTACCGGAAAGTCCTTGAGTAAGGACAACAGTTCGCAAGGCGAACTTCTCTTCCACTGGGCTTGTGGAAAGTTTGTAGATTTCTCGCAGATCTACAAGAACAACTCTATGAGTTGTAGGATTTCCTTAGTAGCTGAACTAGGGAAATATCGGACGATAACTGTGTCGTCTTTGCAGCATGCGCTGCTTCTTCATCCCTTGTCACACATGGGATTGGAAATCTTGTCGGCTGTGCCGTCAAGTGAAAGCGGCATTGGTGCCGCCAATCACGCTTGGAATTTCTTCAAGCGACTCTCGCACAAGAATCCTAGTGCGAGCTTCATATTCAATGAGAATATTGAGACATCTGTGATGTCTACTGACTGGGAGTCCGCAACTGACTATTGCGATCCCTTCATAGCTGGTGCTATGCTGAACAGGTTCCTGTTCTTACTCGGAGTGCCCGAGTGGTACCGCAAGGCTTGTCTTGCGGCATTGACAGCTCCACGACAGGTGGAGACACTTGACCGCAATGGGGCTCCCATTGAGGTCTTTTACACCTCGAGGGGTGTACTTATGGGTGACCCAGTCACCAAGGTGGTTCTCCACCTCCACCATTTGATTGGTAGGAAAATAGCAGGATTGCTCCTGCAGGACGTCTTTGTAGACGATGTCCTCGATGAGGACGATTCGGAAGAATCCGAAGAAGACTAAGTCTTCTGTGAACTTAGTTCACACGGTTTTACGCCAAACGGGTTGCCAGACCTGTGAGAGGTTTGTACCTCCAGATCCGCCGAGAGGCGAAAGCTGC